TAAACTGTTCTATCTAATCAAGAGCTCTATTAATATAATCAATGATAGCATCTACTTGCTTATCATTCAGATCTAGCATCTCCCACGTGTTAGTATCATTACGATAATACCTAATACAACCGCCATAGTAATTAGAAGTAACGTCAATCCAATAATCTACTTCTAGAGGATTAGGCTACGTATCTGATGCTCTAAATCTAACTATCTCTCTCTGTAACATATATTATGCTTTAAATGTTGTTATTTTATCTTCTGTTCCATCATCATATACATCAATATGAACCCAGGTAACATCTTCCTCTAAACGTACTTTACATGGTAATAACAAAGGTTTAGCCTTTATTATCTCTCTTACTTCTTCTGCAGTCTTATCATCACAAGTAAAGTCAATAGCATTACCTGTTACATGTGCAGATACATATACGCTCTTCTTACCTTTTACTAAAGGACACATATTACAACGCATACCTCTTTGATGCATATTACCAATATTGATATGCATTGGCATTCGTAAAATATCAGTACGTAGACACAGTAACACATGTAGTAACTAAGTACTTAAGAACATCCATGATTGTTCTCCAAACCTACTATATATGTGATTACATACTAACTCTTTTACATCAAAGTAAGGTTTAAGCTGTTTAATTATTTCTTCTCTCGGCATTATTGTTATTCATCATTAGAGCATCACCAACTAGATTGGCTGCTACGTTCATACCAAATTGTTTAGTATCATTATCTATCTCACTTACCTTCACGTTGATTTGAAGGAGCAGAAGATATATCTGCTCCAACAATTCTCTATCTGTCATATGTGCTAAGTACGGATTCATTAGAAACTAATAGTTTGATCTCCTGTTTGTAACTAGAACGATTTAACTAACTTATACCTACCATTCTCACGTACATATATATTCCCTATATTCCCAGCATAAATAGTTCCTCTATTAATAGCTAAACCATTAGAAGTTTTCCATGTGAATGTGTTAGGTATCATAAAACCTAAATATACAGTTTCACCTTCTACTGGCGTCTAACCAGAAGGGAATAAGTAACCAGTACTATAAGTAATACTAGTTAAAGTAAGCTTATTGTCAACTACCTATTGCCCTGCTTGGATAACATTTGTAAATACTTGAGCACCACTCTCTGCTTGAGTTAAAGTAATCTTAGCACTTCTCTAGTTAGTTGTTAAGTTCTATGCTACAGTTATATATGTAGTGTTGGTTGTAGTTCTTGCAGCATTAACCCAACTTGCGTTTGACGAGAATTCGTAGTTTAGAGATTGTGTAGTTTCACTACCGTCGCTTTTAAGTACAGTCTTATAAGAATTCACTGTAAGCGTCTCATTCGTTTCTGCTGCAGTTACACTTAAATTCGTCGGAGTTACGTTAAACGTATATGTAGGAGTATGACCGCTTTGAGTTATCTTTATAGATTGAGTCTTACCAGATTCATTCTATGTAAATACTAGAGTAGTACTTCTAGTATTAGAAGTAGTGTTTTTCAATATCTCTACAGTTATTTTTCCAGTTGTAGATACAACTACCCAATCAGTACCACCAGAAGTTAAACTATAGCCTATATTACTACCATTCTTAGTAGATACTGTTCTTGGTATGAAAGAGGCACTACTATATGAAGCATCATATGTATTTGGTGTTATTGTAAATACATATACATTTTCAGCAGGCTTAGCATCTTGACTAACATTAACAGTTAATGTATTACCAGAACCACTCTGAGTTAATACTACTTTTCCACTTCTTGCAGATCCACTATTATCGGATGCACTAATAGTAATTTTACTACTAGTAGTAGAAGTAGTTATCCAACTAGGCTTACTAGACACACTCCAAGATTGACTACTGCCGTTCTTAGTAGATACTACTGGTATATTAACTGCAGTTCCATTAGCAGAGAAATCCCACGGGAAGCTTGCGCTAGCATCTGAAGTACTACCATCTTCCCAAGTAAATACATAATTATCTGCAGGTGGTACATAACCGCTTTGTGATATTGTAGCATAATCTCTTTTTCCAGATTCACTCTATGTAAAGTACACATTTGCAGATCTAGAAGATGTAGATGAATTAGAACTTATAGTAAATCTACCATTACTATATGTTGCCCACGAAGGTAATGTACTACTATCTATACTGTATCCTAAACTGATCTGATTACCATTTACCAACTTATATGAAGTAAAGCCTATATCTCCTGTACCACCACTAGCTCCAACATTAACTTGCCACGGACTAATTGTAAATACATACTCAATAGTAGGTTCAGCACCTGCTTGAGTAACTGTACAAGTAGCTGACTTACCACCATGAGTTGCAGTAATAGTAGCAGTTCTACTAGATGTAGATGTATTCTCTCCTAATGTTAAAGTACTAGGTGAAGAAGTACTGCTAAGACTACCTAAGTTAGTAGACAGTGTAGGATTGCCTGTTTCTTCAGTAACATCTCCACTAGCCCAATATACAGTTCTCTTAGCACTAGCTGTAATACGTGAAGTACCACCATCACTAGATACACTAGTGGGACTAGCTGATACAGATATAGTCCATTCTCCATATGAGCTAATAGTATCTCCACTCTGTGATAGACTAATAGTAGCTGTCTTATTAGACTCATTCTAAGTTATAGTAACTGTGCCTGTTCTATTTGAAGTACCTTCATTAGCAGAAGCACTTACGGTGGTTCCACTTAAAGAGAATCCAGTACCAGATATAGTAGTAGACTTTAATGATACACTAGTATCGCCACTCTATTCTACCCCATCCAATACCTTTCTTTTATAAGAACTAACAGTAAAAGACTTACTACCACCGCCAGCTCCAAATGACATACTAGTAGGTGATACTGTTAAGTAGTAATTCCAAGTCTCTGCTTTCTTACGTATATCATCTATCTTTACACATTCGTTAGCTCCATAAGTAGAAGCATTATCAATAACGATTAATGAATTAATAGCTAAAATCTAGGTCTTAGTAGGACATTCTGTCCCACTCTTACCTAGACTAAGCTTACTTAATATCATAGAATATGTTGCTATTTCATTACTCATGTTGCTTATTCTTTAAAGTTTCTATTTCAGCTTTAAGCTTTTCAATCTCATCCTTAAGCATCTTAACTCCTTCAATAGCTAATACACCTAACATCTCATACTCTACCTTCTTAACCTTAACATACTCTTCACCATCTTTAGTGAATGATTCAAATTGTTCAGGGTTCTTTACTTCAGATTTAAGAGTATCACTTTCAGTTACTATATCTTCAAAACCTAATTCCTCTAAGTTCTATGCTATAGTACCTATTTGCTTCTAATCATTCATTATAAATGATACAGTAGGTATAGAACATATCTAGTCTAGAGTATAGTCTAAAGGTTTAATATCTGATTTTAAACGAGCATCAGATTCTTTGAAGAAACCACCGACTGCAGATACTTTACCAGAAGATGTAACATTACCTACTGCTATATTATCATAAGAGTATATAGCCTATTTAGGAGTTATAGTTACTGTTCTAGTTACTCCAGAAGTGGGCATAGCAGCATTACTTATAGATTCAACCATGTTACGGAGGTCACCCGTATGGTATGCGTGAACTATAAAAGTTTCATACTGTTGCGGCTATTTAAACCACAAATAAATACGATTATCGTAATTAAATACTTTTATATCCCCAAAGCTATACCCATTATTAACTCCAGTAGCATTAAATATTTTATTTTCAGGAGGATAGTTGTAGAACTATATTACTGTGTCAAATGGAACATTATTACCATAGTAAGAATTACCAAAAATTCTCACTGTAATCATAGCGTTACTACTAGCTGAATTTCTTAATCTCACTAAACAGCCATTACCATAGTCATATACTGTTTTTGGTAAATAACGCTAATCTAACTTATCGGCGTAATTACCTTCATGAAGTAAACTATAATGTTTAGCATTATAATAAAAAGAAGCTCCATCAGCTAGACTATCAACTCTACCTAATGATATACACGGATGAGTTGATAGTTTATCATTATACAGATATGCACCTAATGAGTTAGTATATCCTACTTCTGCAGTTTCTACTTCGTTATTAACAAACTAGATAAGACCCGTAGTATTAGTACCGCGCAAAGTTAAAGGCTAGCCAGATGAAGTTTGATTTATTGATAATACTCCCGTCATAGTATCCCCAGCTTTTTTTACAAAAGCAGATGGACTAATACCACCAACTGTGTCAGCATTGCCAGCATTAGCTGGCTTACCAACGCTTACAGTCTATGCACTACCTCCAGATGGAGTTACTGTGAAATTACCAGCAGAACCATTAGCAAATGTATAAGTAGTATTAGTATTCTATGCTGGTACTCCTAATGCAGTTATATCAGACTTAGTTACCGCAGTAACACTAGCTACATGACTAGTAGAATCAGTAGAGAACTTATAGAATCCAGATGCTTTGCTAGGTGCAGAACCAGCAGGATGTACATAGTTATTATATGTAGCTCCTTTGGTTAAAGTAAGAGTATCACCACTAATAGATGCAGTAGTAACAGCATTACCAGAACCAGCCACAGTTACTTTACCAACCTTCTTAGCTAATTCTGTATTCATAGTAGACTACAGATTGTTAATATTAGTCTGTAACTGAGCATCACCATCCTTTCTAGCTTGTATCTCTACATTCAAATCATTAGTAATCTCGGATGAACTGCTCTCGATAAGCTATTCTAATCTATCTACTTCAGTAGTTACTTTATTATCTAGATTAGTAATTCTATTAGGTATATTAACGTCTAAGTTCTACTTATCACTAGCAGTCATTACACCAGCCTGAGTTTGATTAGCAGAAGGTATGGTTTGTGACTTAGTAATGGGATTAGCATATGAATTACTAGCCGTAGACAAATCAGATTGCTTATAATTAATAGTTACGCTAGTTGCATTTCTAGACGTTGCATCTACACCAGTAACTAAGTTCTTAGGTAGTGAATCAAGTTTATCGCCAGGATTCTGTATACTACCAAATTCATTATATAAATCATCTAATCTACCTTTATCTATTGCAGACATAGCACCTGCATTAGTAGTTGTAGCTGATGGTATATCTATATTATCGTCCTGTAATGGACCATAATTTAAACCATCTTTAGCTGCATACTTATAGTTAATCTTAACTAACTCACCAGTACTAGTAGTAGGAGTAAGGTATGAAGTAAGCTTAGTAGGTATACTATTTAAAGCATCTCTATTAGCTTTACCTTTATCTCCAGGATACGCCGTACTAGGAGTTTCACCTAATGCCAAACTCTAACTAATCTCTAAGTATTGAGTACCAGTCCATCTGTATGTCAGATTAGTATCCTTAGCTACATATATCTTACCTGTTTCGCCAGTTTGAGGAAATTGAGCTTTAGTAGAGAACTCTAATACATCATCTACATAAGATGGTAATTGAGCTGCAGGAACCTTACCAGTTGAGTCTAATTCAGCTAAACCACCAGGTTGACCTTTAGTACTAATGAACGCATTTAAACTATTAGTAATAGTAGTATCGCCTGCTTTTCTATCTTCAATCTCTTTCTGTAAAGCGTCCTCTAGTTTATCGGTAACTCCATCAAACTTATTCTCTATACGGTCTATCTCTGCTTCTCTATCGGCAATCTCCTTATCAATCTTATCATCAAGATCGTCTATTCTATTATTTATATTGGAGTCAGCTTCCTTTAGATCTTCAATCTGCCCAGGTATAGTAGTATTAAGTTCTACATAGTCTTCCTTACTCATTAGACCGTCCATAGATGCAGTAGCATTAGCTATACGTATATCCATATAGATGTTGTTACCACTCTTAATAGTGTTCCATGATACACACGGAGTACTATTCTGTCTAAAGGTAATGCCATTGGTTACTAAATCATAAGTAGATGTATTAGTACCGTCTTTAAACTTAATGTTAGTTAATGCTAAATTACCTATATATACATACTGACCATTATCTGTAAGTACTTTAGTACCATCTCCAGTAGTCTTAATAACTGTAGTAGTATATTGTTCTTTACTATAGTTTAATGAACCATCTACAGTAATAGTATCAAATACTACTTGAGATATATTATCTGTACCTTCTTCTTTAATAAAGTCAGGAGATTCAATGTATATAGTACCACCAACTATAGCTACTTCAGTTGCTAAGTCTAATCCATTTCTATTAGAATTAATAGTATAGATAAGCTTACCTTCCTCTATAGCTTGCTTTAATGCGTCATAATCTTCTTGACTTACTTTACCATCAACGATAGTAGGATCAAAGATATACATAGTCATATCTTTAAACTCTATCATTCGGATCTTACCATTTCTTTCACCATCTTGGAATGGAATCATTTCCTATCCTGTGACAGCAGTACGTTCTGAAGCTTGACTAATCTTTAAACCTTTAATTCTTGCTATCATTGTCAATCAAATTATTTTCTTTCTACTATTCTAACAGTACTACACCGTTATCTTCCCATAACCAAGGATCTGCATCCTCTGTCAACAATGCTAATACATAAGGATCGTATAATCCTCTAAAGTATCCATTACCACAACCACACTTAATACAATACGGTTTGAGTTTCATAGGTATACCACTATATAACTATGGTTTAACCTAATGTAAGTATCTCTTTAGTATTTCAGAATCTATAGGAGTAGTAACACTAGATGTGTTACTAAACTCCAATAAATCTGTCAATTCATTGTATACTATGGTTGCTACAACATCTCTATTGTTCCTAAGTATATTAGTCTTAAGTATAGAGTTTGTTTTACTGTTTATATATTCTTTTGCTTTATCCATAGTAATTATGCGTTGGCGTATGTTTTAGTTGTAAGATTGTTTTTTGCAAATATTAAACCTTCTGTTGGGTTTAAATTAGCAGTGTATGTATCGCTTCCTAATACTTTCTATATGTATATACTACCATTTCCAGATATGAGTATCTACGAACCATTACTACATCTAACATATATGTTTCCCTAGTTAGGAGACTAGTTCTAAGTTCCGTATATATCTATTAGATAAAAGTCTGAATCTGTAGATTGAGGTACTCTCAGTCCACTAAAACTATCACCTGCCAATATTACTTTACCGTGAGTACTATCTCCTACATTAAGTTCATTAATTTCTCCAGAAGAATTCCAAGTGATATTACCTTTTGCTAACTATCCGCTACCATCAGAATTTAAACCAAACCACTCAGTAAATGGAGTCTGGGCCTGACCCATGCGCATGCCTGTTGAATCTAGTTTAAACTAATAATCACCTGTAAGCTAGGATATGTTATTTTTCTTTATGTAAGTACCTACTGTAGATAACCCACCAGTATTGTTAATCATACTTAATCCGCTACCGTCTAGAGTAAGCTTAGTATCAGATGTGGTTAACTACAACTAACTATTCTCAGAATCAGCAGCTAAGTGTATACCTCCAGCTCCAAAGTAAGCTTCACCATTCTCAAAGTCTAACAAGAAATTAGGTCTAAATGAGTTAGAAGTGTTCATAGGATCTGAAGTATTAATCAAATGATATTCAGAACTATCACCACCACTAGCATTCTTACCTCTTTGTGAGAACATCAGGTTATTATTAAATACAGCTCCACCTACTAATGAGTTAGGTGCAATAAGTAAGTCAGTATAGATAGCTTCAAAGTTTTTTAATGGTTCCCATGCTCCAGAGGTATCTGTTCCTGGCGATTCATTATTCTGCTACGTACCAATCCATGTCATTACGGCTTTTAAAAAGAAATAGTGATTGCCTTCAGTATCTCCTCCAGTATCATATACATATGGAGCAGTTTCTCCATCGTTAATGTAAGGGGTAGTAGTACTATATATACCCATAGGATATGCTATAGGTTGTGAACCTACTGGATCTGGAGTAATTATACCACCCATAGGGTTAGGTTTAGACCAATATTGACCAAACTCTAATTCGTCATTTATTATTCTACATTGAATAAACCATATGTAGTTATATTCATCACCACTAACTAACTCAGGAACATCTATAGACCAACCTTCTGGATCTCTCTTACGCTTCATAGTGTCGCTCCATTGTTCTCCTGTATAAGTAGTTTCAGTGCCTTTACAGTATCTAACTTCATAACCTACTCCAGGAATACCAGATCCACCATTATCACCAGTCATACCAGTCATATAGTATGGATCGCACCAGTCTTCTATCATAGTATTATCACTACCATTGATATAAGCAAAAGTAGCCCATAAGACTTTACCATCACTTAAAGCAGGAGCTGAAGAACTCCAACCAGAAGGATAACGAGTATCTTGGTCTAACGAAGGAGCTGAACTCCAACTATTATTTCTAGCAAATCTGTATTCATAGTAGTTACCATCCATGCCTTGAACCTTACCCACATTTACCCAGTTACTACCATTCCATACCCACAAGAAACCATCAATAACCCAACCGTCTCCTATCTCATTACCACTGGTTGGAAGATCATCCGTAGAGTCCAAAGTACCTTTAATAACAACGCCTTGACCAGTTACTTTTACTACAGCCCCCCATTCTATTACAGAACCTGTTTCACCTTGAACTAATGCTATAGATTTCCACCATATACCTGTGGACATATCAGGAGTAAGTACCCAACCATCACCAGGATTATATGGGTCATTACTAGTAGGCTTCTCAGGTTGAGTCTGACTTTGCTTAAATGCTTCTACTTGATAATTAAAATTATTACCATCTAGACCAGGTACACCAGTAATTAAGTAAGGACCTTGCCAACCTCTTTCTTCTTCAGGTAAGGATTCATCAATTACTAACTTATTATCAAAAGTAACAAGGGCTTGAATGCCCCATATAGCTTCTTTACCAGTAGCAGTAGGCATACCTACACCCCAGATACTACCAGGATTAATATTCAATCTATCTGGATCTCTAGGTTTAACATCGCTACCAGATGTCTTAGTATACATTACTCTAAGGTGTTGACCATCTTGACCATTGTCTCCATATTTAGCCCATAATGACGGAGAACTAAAGTTACCCCACTTGTGAGTATCACCTTTATACTTTCTCTGACTAACCCATTCGTATTGGAATTCTTTACTTACTCCAGTAGGATTATCTGTCCAAGGTTGTTCACCAGGAGCTGATTGAGGTATATATTCATCTTGATCTGGGTTGTTATCTGTAATCTCTTTAGGAGAAGCAGGTAATTTAGTAATCTGATATATATACTCTACGCCATCACCATCTTTACCGTTTACACCCCATTTAGACCAAATAGTAGGACTACTCCACTCACTCCAACTACCATCAGTTTGTAAGTTATGTGAACAAACCCATTCACATTGATATTGTTCGCTAATACCTGTAGGATGATCAGTCCACCCTTGTCTAATAGCTTCAGTCTGGCTGTTACCTGTAGGTTTAGTAGGTGTAACTAAACTAGTTACAGTAAGCTTATACACGAATTCAATATTACTACCATCAGCTCCATCATGACCATCTGCACCTGTAAGTCTTACAGGTGTACTCCAAGGTACTACTATTGTACCTTTACTAGAGAATGTAGCAGTAGACATCCATACATAGCCATTAGGGTTACTATCACTACCAGACCATCCTTCAGGATATGTAATAGTATTAGTATCGTAATCCCAACTACCTCCTACAGGAGTATCGGGTCTTTGTATAGTTTTAGTAGATTTGTATGCTATTACTACTCTAGTAGTATCTCCATCTATACCTGGTACACCATCAATACCATCTTTGCCATCCTATCCATCTTTACCATCTTTACCATCTTTACCAGCATCACCAGTTCTACCAGCAGGTATACCAAATGAGAATAGAAATTGATCTTTATCCAAAGATACAGATGCAGTAGGTGTACTTGATTCATATACATCCTTAATTGCAGCTTTAAACTTAGAACTACCTATAACTATATCAGCTACAGATTCAAGCGGTAATTTATAGTTATTGTCTTTTTCTGCAGTAACAATGTATTCACTACCTGTAGCTTCAAGCTTCTCTTCTAAGTCCAATATCTTTACACCATCACATTTTTGTATCATATCTATTTATTTTATAATTTACAATAACCATTACTGCAATTTCCTGTACTGCAAGTATTGTTAGAACAAGAGTAACAAATACCACTAAATAAAGTAGCAGAGTTACGCTCTTTCTCTAAATGAAGACACTTATCGTTTTCTGTATTGAAACAATCACCTTTCTGAGTAAGAATAGCATTGTTACAGCAAGTATTAGCTGCACATTTTGGTTTAATAGATATCTCAAGTAATCTACAGATATCTACATATAATTGTAAAGCATCACGATAGTAATCGGATGCTAAAGCATACTCAAGCAACTATCTCTTAAAGACTACTAGCATTATATTCTGCATAGTCTAATCATCTAAACAAGTTGAACAGTGAGTATGTAATTTCCTAATTTCTGCCATATATACAATTGAAGGATTGTAGTATATGCCATGAAAATGAATTTCTTCCTATTCCGTAAAACATCTCAAAGTAACGTATTTCATATTCCAATCTAATTCCAGAATATCGTCATTAGTTACAGTTACATTATTTTCGGAATCTATTGTAATATTCTCAGAAAAGCTAATGTTATGTATAGGACTGTCTTCAAGTATGTTCTTTAAATTCCATACTTCATCTATATAAACTTCCTTACTATAGTTACTAAGATCTACTTCAGTCTCTATCTTAAAGGTCAGTTTATCACCATCTATTTGTATATTTGTTAATTTGTCCATATATCAACAATAAAAAAAGTGGAGAGTGGAATATTCCACAACTCCACTTCTGTAGTTTGTAAAAGGAATCTTATCCCAAATTCAATCTCTCTAACGTGGATTAGGCAATTGTCTTACCAGCAATAAATGACTGAATACCTTTATCTACAATAGAATCAACTAAACTAGGACAATAAACTTCCGTAGTCAACGGAGTAGTCTTGATGTACTGATTATCATTGCTCAAGTACAGGTTATCGTTTTCGATGATAGCATAATCATATCCTGCATCTTCTACTACTTTACGAGCCTGTTCAACAATAGGATATGCACCAGTAAATACGTGACCTTTATAACCCATGTTACGTACTTCTGCATCACGTACTTGCTTCCAATAACCCTTGCCCGGATTACCGGCAGTCTTAACAATTGTAGCACCTACAACTGCTTTAGGCTGATTAGCAAGCAATGCACCAGGAATAGTCTCATACAGAGAAGCTTCCATAGATACAACGCTATATTCATTTAAAGAATAAACGCCTTCGTTATCATCCTTCGGCATAGCAGTCAAAGTCAGAACTGCAGCAGAAGCAGAAGCCTGTACTCTACGATTCTTATGAGCGTTAATCTTCTTCAAGAAAGCGTCTACTAAATCTTTAGCTGTAGTAGTTTCAGCATATACTTCATAAGTATGAGTAAACTGCCAAGCGGCTTCATACATATCCTTATAAACGATACGCAAAACGTAACGATTACCAGCAATGATAGTAGCGTCAGTCAAAGTGATTACAATCTTTTCTTCAACAGGAGCTACATATTCACCGATTACTGCAGACGGTTTAGAAGCTTTCTGAATTTCAGTAGAGAAATCAATATTAGCTTTCTGTGCTACTGTACCATCGGGCATAGTAACATTCATCTTTTCACCTGCTACACCTACATACAGAGAGTTAGCATTTACTGCATCAGCAGCAGTCTTAATAAGAGCCTTATTCTCATCGAACAAAGCAACATCACCAACAGCCAAAGCATCTACTGTAGTGTAAGAAGCCGGAGCTTGTTTTCCGATTAATACGGAGTGTACTGATTGTAACATATTAAAATATTAAAATTAAATTAGACATTAGCGCTTAGTCTATTCGCTTACTTTCTACTTTCATTATTTCAGATTTCCACGTTGGTAAGCGCCTTAATTATTCGTCCTAAGATTTCTTAGAACTTGCATTAGGTATAGTTTGTACTATCATTTGAACTGCTAGATCAACTATATCCTAATGTGTATTTTCTGGAAGATCTGTATATTCTTTAGTAAGATCACTTACGTTACCCAGATCTTTTGCTTTTCTTAAGTAGGTAAGTTCATAAGAACTTATATCATAATTACCATCAGTATATAATACAATTTTATTGTCAGTATATACTCTAATAGGCTTTGCTTGATTATAACGCAATCTGTGATCTGATAGACTATTACTTAGTCTAGAGCTTACTGTCTCTATTGTAGCCTCTATTACATCAGATTCACGAGTAATTAAGTTATTGCATTTATTATCCTTTATACTTATGTATACATTTTCACCAAGTGCAAACATATAATCTTCAGGATAATCAGTTTCCCATTTATTACCTAATTTACTAAAGCTATAAGTAGTATAGCTCTTAGTATTTACTAAAGTACGTATGTTATCAGTAATCTCTTGATTTCTCTAGAATACTCTAAAGTTCTGTTTAACATATTCGTCTTTAGCTTTGTTTATGAAATGAAACAAAGTATCTGAAGGAAACTTAATAGCATCATTATAGTTTGTTATAATGTTATTCAGTTGCCTTTCTACATTTATTTGAAAATCTCTTTCGCGCATAATTATTCAGATACTTGGTTTAACTAAAACTTAGAAGATTGTCTCTGAGATTCTATATTCTCTAAAGCAATTACTACTGCTCTATTAATAATTTCATACATGACATCTTCAGGAAAATCTAATTCTTGTTCAGGTTTAGTATAATCAAACTTAGTTGGTTTCTTAACATAAGTGAGATCTACTCTATAGAACTCTGTATTATCTTCTACTCTTGGAGCATACATAGGATCCTGCATTAAAACAGGATCTACGTATACTAAGAGTTTATCATTTTCTAAAGTAGCTACTGGATTCTCTACCCAAGGTATATTATTGTAAGTCTACTTAAAAGGCTTTACTAACTCATGACTAGTAAGTACGCAATTGGTCTAGAATTGCCCATACTTAAGTAATACACTAAGTATAGTCATTCTATTATCTTCATCATGAACATCTTCTAATGCATACTCATTGTAGCCTGTATGTACAGCATGAAGATTAACATCTGTAGCTATTAACTTCTCTATTTCAGATAAGTTAGACACAGAACCTTCTAAACCTATTCTTAAAGCATTGTTGCCAGTAATCTTATTACTTAAGATTTCCAACTATGCTTGATTAAGAAATAAGTCTACTTCTTCATCTAAGAATGCTGGACATCCGCCATAGGCAATACCTTCTGCATTCTTATCCAGAACTACCTTGAAAATTATATGAGAATCTTTATTAGTCATTACTTAGATTTAATTTCATTGAGTATCGCTAATTTAATATCTTGATTCTTTTTATCTTGCAAATAAGCAATAACATCATCAATACCATTACCAATCAAATCTGTACCAAAGAAATATTGAGTACGATTCTTTCTAATAATGTTTTTAGCAATAGCTTCTTCAATAACAAAGTTAATTTCTTTATTTGGGTTTTCTACCCATTTCAACATAAACTTCTCAGGAGAAGTCTCAACTTGTTCTGTAAGTTTAGCTTCAACTAATTCATTTGACATTGTATCTGATTTCATACCATACAGACGTAAGCACTTACGCATATCTTCAATAGACATTTTATCGAGCTCACGATAAGCTTCGCGTTTAACTTTGTTAACACGATTAGCCTGTTCAGCTTCTGCATCTTTATTAATCAGTACATAATCTTTAGAAGGATTCATATTAGACAAGCCATCTGCTACTCTTTTATGACCTTTAAGAAATAAATATTGCAATTCATCTAAAGGTTTCTCAGTATCAAGAATCAAATCTCTCTTACCGATCTTAACTGCAAATGTAGTCCAAAAGTCACTATTAGGAGCTAATTCACCTTCTTCTTTATTTAAGGCTTTTTCTAATCTACGAGCATCTTCTGAGCTCAAGCCAGTATAGATATTACCAGATCTAGTCCAGTATGGACCTACATAATCATATGTTGTAGGCCATTTAGTAAGCCCTGTCCAAGGATTTACTTTCATTATTCTAACGATTACTTCCATAATACTTTGTATTAGATTTATCCTGTTATTAAGCGGCGGAATTCAAAGAATAATTATTATATTCTTCTAATGTTATCTTTCTTATATAAACATTTTGTTTCTTCCACAATTTCGGAATATCTGGTTCGCTGTATGTCCTAACTAAAGTTATAGTAGTATTATAAAACCTAGCACAATCTGCTTTAGATCTAAACACATTGATAACGTTGTTATCCACATCTAGTATAGCTACAGGTTGTTGACATTTTTCAACTAAATTCATTATATGATTATGCAACTTATCTGTAGTCTTACCTTTTCGTGTTTCTGACATCTTCTTTTTAGTTTCTTCAGACGCCTTTCTTCCGATAGCTTTTTGACGAATTTTATCTTTAGTTTCTTCAGAGTGCATTCTACCAAATGTTCCGTCTCCGCCTTCTGTTAAGTTATAACCTTTTTCCCTATTCATAGAATCGTATTGTTTAATCCAATACTTTTCTTTTTCTTTCAACTCTTCATACGTATCAGCAAAATCAATTATTTCTAATGTAAAATTTTCTTCTCCGTATTTAGCCATTGAACGATGAATAGGAGCAGGTTCACCGATGCGAGCCTCATACCAATGATGGCGATACCTCGCACCAGCGCCCTGATTAGTTATTCCTATATAAACTTTTCCTGTAATCTTATTAGTGATTTTGTATACGTCATTACTTTTCATATAATATATCTTTTTGTTAGTATGTTATATATAAACGTACAAAATACAAAAAGTTACTCGAAAATTAGTTTATTTTTATTTAATTAATGTTCGACTTACTCTAAAATGAGCTCTCCGCAGGCTCTGGGATCTCTCAACATAATACCCATTTCCCCAAGGAAGAATACGGTATAACCATCCTTACCATTAGATCTCAAGGTATCCTTAGACTTAGCATAACCAGACGGAGCAACAGCACCACCAGTATACCAAGTAACGAATTCACGATCCTTACGAACTACCTTAACGATGTTAGCTTCACCATCACGACGACCAAGATCCAAGAAAGTCATACGATATGATTCCTTCGGTTTCAAGGTTACAGGATGCAACTCACGATTGTAAGTAGGATCGTCATACAACGGGAAATATTTCAAAGTCAACTCGATACCATTAGTCATCTTATAAGTCTTGAACTGACCACCAAAAGTCAAGTTATCACCAGAACCAGTTACAAATACTGTATCTATTAAGTTCATAGTAGCTACCTTTTCTTTCAAGATACGGTCAAATTCACGCATACCCATTTCACCAGTCAAGGCAACAAACTTACGTTCATTAGTACCCAGACAGTTATAAGACAAGTCAAACAAGAAGTCTTCCAACATCTCACCGGTTAAGTGAGTATAGTAACGTCTATTAGACGGAGCAATCTGTTCCAACAGACCAGCACCGATAAATACCGGACGACCGTTAGTACCCTTCAGATTACAAGAACCATCCTTGTTAACATTAGTCTTCATATAAACAAGCATACGCTCACATCTCTTGTACCATTCACGTAAAGCTTTCCATTCCTGATAATCAGCCCACAGATAAGAAGTCTTACCAGTAGCAGGATCTTTCAAAGCAATTGCCATTACTGTAGAATAAGCTGAACCAGTAATATCATAGTTAATACGAATAGTAGTAAGATAGTTGCGCATCTTGAAGTGAGTGTTGTAGTTCAAGATATCACCTTCTTCACTGTATTCTTCGTATGCAGAAGCAAGACGAGATACTTGTTTTCCAGCTTCAAGATATTCAGAAGGAATATAAGAAGTAGGCTGACCATCTGCTACAAAGCAAGTATATACCCACAGATTACCATCTTGATAAGGAGCGCCTGATACACGTACTTGGAACTCTCTGTTATCAAATTCGAGAATAGCACCAGGACCAAACCAATTATCTTCTAACCACAACATAATAGGAGTGTTACCCAAACCTGCAGTAGAAGTAGGAGTAATAGCTGCGCCATTCCATTTAGCGTCTCTAATTGTTACGGCTCTGTCATTATCAACCATTACAGACCATTCAAAAGAAGGCTGATCAATTGTCATTACATTGCCAAGACCACCTGTCAACATATCCAAAGAAGTGCTATAACCACTATCTTTTGTACCAAATACGTAAGACAAGATAGTAGACACCTGATACGGATTCTGCTAAGAAGCTACTGAAATCTTAGCAGTATCAATCAAGTCGGAGAACCACTTTCCTTTGTATAATTGAAGGTTATTAAGAATATTGTTATCCATAAAAATACTAGTAATTTAATTTTTTAATTATTTAATTTTATTATGCGACACGTAGTTGTCGTGCGAAAGCATCCCAAATAGATGAGTTGCTATCGTTATTTATCACTTGCCTTTTAGATTTCTTAG